TTGATTCCGCTGCCGTACAAGGAGCCGTCGGGCACACTTGCTTCATTGCTTGGTGTGATTGTGGACTCGGGCCGCAGGTTTGCACAGGTTGCAGACGCAAAGATCGCGGATGCAAACGCACAGGCACCGGTTGGCACGACGGTAGCTCTGATCGAGCAAGGCTCGAAGATCATCTCCTCGATTCACAAGCGGCTGCACTACGGACAGAAGCAAGAGTTCCGTTTGCTGTCAGAAATCTTTGCCGACAACCCAACGCCCTATCCATACTTTGTTGGTCAGAACGTGCCTGCCGAAGTTATGCAGCAGGACTTTGATGGCCGTGTGGATATCCTGCCTGTGTCGGATCCGTCGATCTTTTCGATGGCACAGCGCCTGTCGTTGGCGCAAACACAGATGCAGTTGGCACAGCAGGCGCCGCAGTTGCACAACCAGTATGAGGCATATCGCCGGATGTATGATGCGATGGACATCAAGAACATCGATGCGATTTTGCCGCCGCCGCAACCGCCGCAACCGATTGACCCGGCCACAGAGAATGCAAATGCTGTGAAGGGCATGCCGTTGCAGGTATTCCCAGATCAGGATCACGAGGCGCATATTGTAGCGCACACCATGTTCTTGTCTTCGCAAGTTGGCACGGCTAACCCGCAGGCTTTTGTATTGTTACTGTCTCATGTGCAGGAACACATTGGTGCGCTGGCTCGGGATCAGGTCATGGCGTTCTTCCAAGAAGCTGCACAGCAGGCGATGCAAGCAGGAGAGCCTGTGCCGCAGATCGCGCCGGATCTTGTTGAGTCTACGGTTGCACAGCAGGTCAGCGAGATTATGCGTGATATCATGCCTGCGCTACAGGCTAACCAGCAGCAGGATCCGTTGATTGGAATCCGCGAGAAAGAGCTTGAGAACTCGCAAATGGAAATTCAGCGCAAGGTCATGAATGATCAGATGGACTTCCAGATGGACCGTGAGAAGTTGCAGCAGTCTTACGAGTTGGCGCAGCAGCGGCAAAAGTTGCAGGCTGACATTGCAGAGGCACGCAACGACGTGAACATCTACAGAATTAATACGCAGGCAGCATTGTCGAGGAATAGATGAGGTTGTAATGGCTAAAAAAGAAAACAAATCTAAGTTCACCCGAAAGTCCTCTCGCTCTCCAACTATATCGACGGTTGCACTCCGACGAATGGCCGCTGAAATAAACGCAGCCCCGCCGATGAAAACTGAAAAGGAACGACAAGCGAGGGATGCAAAAATCATCATGAAACACTTGCGCTCACAACGCGGCGTAGGTTCTGCTTTTACCGGAAGAGGAAAAGGGGCCAAATGATACAGGCACTGATTGGTCCGGTCAGCGGACTAATTTCTTCTTGGATGGACTCGAAGACCGAAGAGCAACGGGGCAAGTCTGCTGTTGCCAAAGCCAAGGCGGAGGCGGAAGCCGCCGTGATGGTGTCAGCAGCGACATCGACTGCCGAGTGGGAAAAGCTGATGGCAAAGGGCAGTCAGAACTCCTGGAAGGACGAGTGGCTTACCATTTTGTTTTCGATCCCGCTTATTTTGAGCTTCTGTGGTGAGTGGGGTAGAACCATTGTTGCCGAGGGGTTTGCCGCCTTGGGCATGATGCCGGACTGGTATCAATATACGTTGGGCGTGATTGTGGCAGCGAGTTTTGGTGTCCGGTCGGCGACCAAGTTTTTTGGCAAGAAGTGAGATGAGCGGTGGCCGAAGTAACGATGGAAAGATTTCTGCGGTGGAAGATACTTCCCCGCTTGATGATGATTATGATGTCAATATCCGCTTGGCGGGTAGTGGAGTGGTTTATGACATTGCCCGACCCTACACCAGCGCAGGCGGGACTTGTAAGCGTTGTGACTGGAGCTATGACCGGTGCATTTGCGGTGTGGCTGGGGCACGAAAAAGAGAAGGTTAGTTAGATGGCACGTCCGCGCATCAAGCAGTTTGCTGACGATCTAAAGATCGACTATGGTGAAGCCAAGGGTCTTGTCGAAGAAGGTCGCCGCCGTAAGGATGGTGGCTCTCAGGTGTTGGAGAAGAACATGAACAAGATGAAGAAAAAAGTTCAGAAGGTTTCAAAGGGTTTGAAGAAAGCCTCCAAACTTCATGCGGGGCAGGCAAAGACACTGGATTCTCTTGAGTTTCAGGCAGGTGGCACCTTGAGGGATGCCCTTGAGAAGCTCAATCGAAGAGAAAAAGACACTGCAAAGATGGCCGATGTTGCCACGAAAGACACCGAAATTGATGTGAATGTGGACAAGAGTCCAAAAGACAAAACGACTAAAAAGTCCAAGCATGGACGCAAAAAAGCAATGGGTGGTGCTACAGATGTAGGTGCGCCGCCACAAGCCCGTGGTGCGGGTGCTGCGGTTAGAGGCACTAAGTTCTCGGGAGTGTATTGATGGCGACGTTTCGCACGGGTCCGGATGGACGCGCTGTAATCAGCGACGACAACCGCGTGACGGTACAGGCTGGCGACATTGATCGCGGTGGATTCACCGCTCGTGAACGTGCGGCTGGCATGAACAGGATTGGGGAACGCAGAGAAACTCGTATTAGCGACGGCGGGGCAAGTGTTAGTGATCCGCGCCGTGGCTACGAAAGCATGAACGCTCCCACTCAAGCGGGCACTGGCTACATGTCACGCTCTGAGTTTGAGGCTCTGTCGGGCATGACTGACACAAACCCGTACGGCAACGACGGTTATTTCACTCGAGAGCATGGAATCGATCCAAGGAAGATCGACTACACCAGCAATCTTGGTCCGCGCGGCATCGAGAACGTCAAGCGTCAAGCGTACCACCGGTTTCTAAATCCGTTTGCCCAGATTGATGCGTTTGGTCGTCCTACTTTGGGAGCAAATGCTGCACTAGGAATAACGCGGTATGGTGTGCAGCCGGGCGATTTAACACGATATGGTCCCGCAGTTCAGTCTCAACGAGAGGGCATTGCCGGTCTTTTCGAGAACACGATGCTGGGTAGTCTTATGCCCAAACAAGCGCGAATCCCTGGTTATGATCGTGATTTTCTGCTGTCAGAGCTTATGGCAGGTCCCGCAGTGGGCGGCGGCACAGAGCCGCCAGGCATTCCGTATTTTACTTCATCTACAAATCCGCCTTTAGCCCCTGACGCACCTTCGATGGAGGAGATTAAAGCTGCTCGTGATGCAGGAGAACGCAGCTTTGGCGAGACAGATTTCGAGACGGAAAGACGCGCTACAGACGAGGATTCACCATTCTCTCGTGGCACTGTGCGAGAAATTGTTCCTCGCGAGATATTTACTGACGACATAACAGTGGCCGATGTTCTCGCAGCGGAGCCTGTAGCTGGCAGTGTTCTTGTGAATCCCAGGCCGACTGTCACGACACCGGAAACCGAAAATCAGCGGATCATGCGTGAGCAGCAAGAAGCGTTTGATGCGGCAATGCGTCGTCGTCAGCAAGAAAGCAGTGCGTTTATGGACAGGACAAACGAGACGCTGGATGAAATCTTGCGAAAAGGGGACACCACCGTAACACCGGGGATAAGGGGTGGAGCTATAGAGCCTCAAGTTTCAGAAATATTGAGCCCAGAAAACATAGCTGAAATTTTAGAACTGCCAGGACGTAATCCGAACGCTCCTTTTCCAGTTGATATAATTCCTCCGTCCCTTCTAATGAGTCGGTAGGTCTATAATGGACGTTGTAGATTTTGTTCACGCTTATCGAAAAGCCTTGAACAATCGTATGGATGAGATTACACGTGTTCTATCAACCGGTGGAGCCAAAGATATAGAGGCTTACCGCTCAATGTGTGGCGAGGTACAGGGGATTAGCCAGGCATTGTATGAGTTTGACGCCCTGCTAAAGAAAGCAAACTATGACGACGCTTCTAGTACCTGATCACGTCCTCCGGCAACAGCAAGCCAAGAAAAAAGCTGAAGAAGAAGCCTCCAAGAAACCAGCGACAGAGCGAGTTCCGCAGCCCACCGGCTGGCGGATTCTTGTCATGCCCTATCAGGGCAAGTCGCAGACGGAAGGTGGTGTGTACGTTCCTGATCAAGCCAAAGACCGAGAGGCACGGGCCACCGTGGTGGCGTATGTGGTCAAGCTCGGACCGCTTGCTTATCAAGATCCGGACAAGTTTGGGCCGGGTTCTGAGCCGTGGTGCAAAGAAGGCGACTGGGTTTGTATCGGTCGCTACGCAGGATCACGTTTTCAGATCGAAGGCGGAGAAGTCCGCATAATCAATGACGATGAGGTCATTGCAACAATCGTCGATCCAGACGATATCAAGACATACGGAGCATAGTATGCAAAACAACGTCGCCGAAAAGGAAGAGACGCAAGAAGTAGAGGTTGTCGAGACCGAGGCACCTGAAAATGTTTCACGTGAAACATCCGAAGAGCAGGTAGAGACGGCCCCCGAAGAGCAAGAGCAGGCGAAATCTGACGATGATGAGTTAGAACAATACTCAGAGTCTGTAAAACGGCGTATTTCAAAGATCACGAGCAAGTATCGTGAGGAAGAACGCCAAAGACAGGCTGCTATTGAGTACGCCGAGGCGGTAAAGAAGCAGAATGAAGAGCTTCGCGCACGTCTGGACAAGGTAGATCAGGCGTATGTCGGTGAATTTGGCAGCAGACTTGAGTCCGATGCCGCCGCTGCCAAGGAAGCGTACAAAAAAGCATACGATGAGGGCGATGCAGACGCCATGTTTGCAGCGCAAGAGCGGATTAGTCAGATCGCGCTTGATAAAGCGCGGCATCAAGAGGCAAATCGGCGCGCAGAAGAGCGAAAAGTTCGGCCAGAGCCGGATCAAGAGCCTGTTCAACAGCCAACACAGCAGTCTGCACCCCCTCCAGACCCCAAAGCCGAGGCTTGGGCAGAGAAAAACGAGTGGTTTGGCAACGATCAGACCATGACATACGCAGCTTTTGGCATTCATAGACAGCTTGTGGAGGAGGATGGGTTTGACCCGACCTCTGATGACTACTATAGTGAGTTAGATAAGAGAGTTCGCGATGCGTTTCCGCAGAGATTTGCGGAAACAAAACGTGATACTGGACCCAGAGTCGCTTCTGCTGAGTCCACGGCGTCAAAAGCGCCGGCCAACAAGGGGCGCAGGACGGTCAAACTGACACCTTCGCAGATTGCGATTGCGAAACGGTTGAATGTTCCGCTTGAAGAATACGCGAAGTATGTGAAGGAGTAAGACATGGCCGATAGAAAGTCACGCGAAGCTACAAGTCGCGCAAAGACCCAAAGGCGCAAGCCTTGGGCACCCCCTTCAAAGCTGGAAGCTCCCGAGGCTCCGGCTGGGTTTCAGCATCGTTGGGTCAGAACTGCTCTTCGGGGCGAGGACGACAAGACGAACGTGCACGCCAAGATGCGTGAGGGCTGGGAACCGGTCAGAGCGGATGAATATCCTGATCTTGCGGAGAATTACCCGGTTATTGAAGAGGGGAAGAATGCAGGTGTTATCGGTGTCGGCGGCTTGATGCTGTGCCGGATACCTGAAGAAACGGTCGAGGAAAGAACTGAATACTACCGGGACCAGACCCGCAACCAAATGAAAGCCGTTGATGAAAACCTTATGAGGGAACAGCATCCCTCAATGCCTATACATAGCGATAGGCAAAGTCGTGTAACCTTCGGGGGAAAACCTCCCGAATAACTTGTGAGGTAGGCAAATGGCAAACGCAAATGTTGCCTTCGGCATGAAGCCGATCAATACCGCAGGTAGCACACCAGCTACCCAAGGTACTAATGCGTATCACATAAAGTCAGATGCAAGCGCGATTTTTCAAGGTTCTCCGGTTATCGCAACTAACGACGGCACAATCGCCGTTTCCAGTTCTGCTTCCGGTGACACTTTGAAATTCGTTGGTGTATTTGCTGGCTGTGAGTACGTAGACGCAACCACCGGTAAGAAAAAGTTTTCGAACACTTGGCCCGGATCGGGAAGTGCAAACACAAATTTCGACATCATTGCGAATGTGTATGACAACCCGATGCAACGGTTCATCATCTGCTCGGATGCTACCCTTACCAACAAAGCTGGTGCAATCGCCACCATCTTCGAGGGCGCAGAGTTCTCGGCTGAGTCTAGTAAAGGCGCAGCAGACGGTAACACAACCACTGGTATCTCGACAGCACAGCTTGATGTATCGACCGTAGATGCTTCTGATCTTTCGCATCCGCTAAAGATTGTTGGCTTCTTGGATGATCCAGACAACGCTGACTTTACTGCTGCTGGTATTCCTCTGGTTGTGATGTTCAACAACCATGCGCTTCTGGCCGGTTCGGCTGAAGCGACAGTATCGTAAGGGGATTGAGTCATGGCTATTAGTCGCGCACAACTCGCGAAAGAGCTTGAGCCTGGTCTTAACGCTCTTTTCGGTATGGAATACGACCGCTACGAAGGTCAGCACGCAGAGATCTTTGATACAGAGGCATCAGATCGAGCCTTTGAAGAAGAGGTCATGTTATCAGGTTTCGGCGCCGCTCCTGTTAAACAGGAAGGTTCCGGCATCACCTTTGACGATGCTCAAGAGGCGTATACCGCAAGGTATAACCACGAGACCATCGCAATGGGATTCTCTATCACCGAAGAAGCGGTGGAAGACAACCTGTACGACCGTCTAGCATCCCGCTACACACGTGCACTAGCACGTTCCATGTCGCACACTAAGCAGGTTAAGGCCGCTGCGGTTCTTAACAATGCGTTCACGGCAGGAGCTTCCGCTGGTGGTGATGGCAAGGCACTTTGTGCCACTGACCACCCACTGACCAGTGGTGGCACATTCGCTAACGAGCCTTCGACAGCAGCCGATCTTAACGAAACTTCCTTGGAAGATTTCCTGATCAGCATTGCCGGATTCGTTGACGAGCGCGGGATGATCATTGCTCTTCGGGGCATGAAGTTGATCGTTCCACGTCAGCTTCAGTTCATCGCAGAACGTCTCTTGGTGTCAAACCTTCGTGTCGGCAGTGCTGACAACGATGTCAACGCGATCAAGAGCATGGGCATGCTGCCGGAAGGTTATGTGGTCAATGACTTCTTAACCGACACGGATGCGTTCTTCATCAAGACGGACACTCCGAACGGCTTCAAGCACTTCGAAAGGCTTGCCCTAGCAACCAACATGGATCCGGACTTCGACACCGGTAACATGCGGTTCAAGGCTCGTGAGCGTTACTCGTTTGGCTTCTCCGATCCACGTTGTGTGTTCGGTTCGCCAGGGGCGTAAAGTTCCTCCAACCAAGTCTCCCTAAAGGATTTGGTAACTTAGGGGCTGCGATTGCAGCCCCTATTTTTTTGCGCTACAATCTTTTGGTCCCTGACAGCGAAAGCTGACACTTGCCACGACAGGAGTACAACATGGCAAATACAACCTTTTCGGGTCCAGTCCGTTCAGAGGGTGGATTCAACGTAATAAACAAAGACGGCACGAGCGGTGCGGTTACACAGACAGGATTTTCTGTTAACTCAACCGGACAACTTGTTTCTATGGGAACAAGGAAGATTCAGTCTTTTGCTGGATCTCTTGCCGCGACTAACGCAGCCGATACGGCCTATGCTGATGGAGACGTTCTCGTAGAACTTGGAACGCTCAACACAGACGCGCCAGACGGTCTTGTAACTCCGACAAAGTTCTTTATCCACAGAGCCTTGATCGGTATTACAACGGCGGCAGGCCAGACGTTGGCTGGAAGCCTTCAGTTAAGTGCAACTAGCGGTACGGCCACGAATGCGGCGGTATCTTCGGGCACGGAGATTGTTGGCGCTGGCGTCACATCTTTCAACGAGCAGTTGAGTGCGACTCAGTCGATTACCGAAATCGACATCAACTTCAACGACTCAGCCGGGAACTATCACATCTTCGTTCCTAACGTAACTGCGGCTATCGCAAGCACGCATCTTTATGCTGCTGCGACCACCACTGTTAACGCTGATGTGACTGCTGGAAGGTTTACTGTTGAGCTAGAATACTCCGTATTCTAAGGGAGGTTTAGATGGCTAGCTCTATCGTTGCTAAAACGGCGACCTCGACAGGTTCGTTGATTGGCGGCAGGAATCGGCTCAAGGCGTTTGTCGTTAGAAGTGCAGGCAGTGGTAGTCCTGCTGCTGTTTTCAGAAGTGGTGGTGGGTCTGGCACGACTCTATTGACCATGACTTTTGTAGCAGGAGACGACACTCAGATAACTATTCCAGATCATGGAATAATTTTTGAGGACGGCTGTCACGTAACACTAACGAACATTGATTCGATAACCGCATTTTTTGGGTAGCGTCATGGCACGTAAACCCAGCAAGATGCCGCCTAGAAACAAGAAAAATTTCCGCCCCACAAAAGCTGGGGCGGGAATGACTAAGGCTGGCGTGGCTGCGTATCGTAGAGCCAATCCAGGATCTAAACTCAAAACCGCAGTTACAGGCAAGGTAAAGCCTGGAAGCAAGGCCGCAAAAAGACGCAAGTCTTTCTGCGCTCGTTCTGCTGGGCAAATGAAGAAGTTCCCGAAAGCTGCGAAGAATCCGAACAGCCGACTGCGTCAGGCGCGCCGGAGATGGAAATGCTAGATGAAAAAACCGTGGTTAAAACCCTTGTTGTTGGTCTTAGCGGGGTGGCTCTTTCTCTTGTGGTTTGGATCCTTACAACCCTCATAGAGGTTGATAAGCGCACGGCTGTGATCGCAGCAAAGGTTGATTCCAACAACGCTATGCTGACGCCGTTATGGGAAGACTTTATCAGGAGAAGTGATGATGGCAATCTCGCGCGGATCGATACAGAAACAAATATCCAGTCCTCCGCAGAAACGGAAGTGGAGCAAGTCTCGCAAATCAAAAGTGAACTGCAAGCGCCCTCGTGGTTTCAGCGAGAGAGCACATTGCGCTGGTAGAAGGAAACGAAAGAATGCCTAAAGATGCATGTTATCATAAAGTTAAGGCGAGATATCGCGTTTTCCCGTCGGCGTACGCAAGCGGCGCCATCGCGAAATGTAGAAAAGTCGGTGCAGCTAACTACGGAACCGGCGGAAAGAAAAAGAAGAAAAGCAAACGAGCAGGTGGTGGAATCGAAATCACTGTCACACGATCAAAGAGACCTTTTCGAGGAAAGGCACAGAACGGAACTGCGGTTGCCCGAGGATGTGGCGCGGTCATGAAAGGCAGGCGCAAACGGACCAAAGGTGCAGTAACACAAGATCGTTGATCCATGCGTTTCTTCTAATGGTTTATGTTGGAGCAGGTGAAGACAAACGTCTCGTTAGTAGTGATATGTATTTTCGCGACATTAATGAGTGCGTGTACTTCGCTCAACAACTGCACAAACAAGGAAACACAATCACCGCGTATTGTTTGCCTAAACTGGTAGATGAAAATGTGAGGGTATACTGATGCTTGCGGAACTTGCAGCGGCCAATGCTGCCTTTGCAGTAATTAAGCAAGCAGTATCAAATGGCAAAGAGATAGCCGCCGCCGGTAGCGCCATTGCCGAGTTTGTTGGTGCTAAAGAAAAGCTACAGGCTAAAGCTGCCAAGAAAGGTGGTGGTTCTGATCTTGAGGAGTTTATGGCTCTTGAGAAGATTAGAGAACAAGAAGAGCAGTTGAAACAGATTATGATTTATGCCGGTCGCCCTGGTCTTTGGAATGATTGGCAAAGATTTCAAGCAAAGGCTAGAGTAGCAAGAAGAGAAGCAGAAGCGGCGGCAGTCATCAAAAGAAGAAAGATTAT